GCGCCATTTGACCGTGTGCCCTGTCAGATCGACAGCTACTCCACCAGCTTTACATTGATACTGTCGCATGAACGAATTGCCCACCACAGCCATGTCTCGATAATAGCCAGGGGTTACAGGCATTAAGCTATCCTACGTACTAAAGGTGTTGAACCCATTTTGATATGTTTATTCATTTCACTACCAGCCATTAAAGCAAGAACATACTGATTTTCCCATAGAGGTACATCTGCATTTTCTCTCATGTAAGGAGCACCGGCTAAAAGTGATGCATACAATAAAGCATCTTGATGGTGTATTGAAAATACATTAGAATTAACAGGCATACTTCCATTTACCATATATGGAATCTTTTTATAGTACAAAAAATCAACCATTGTGCCTATTGCTACTGCTGGATAGGTATACAATTTTCCTGCATCAATTGCATAACCTTTTATATAAGGATTATGACGACCTGAGGCATCCGTTGCTAGAAGTTTTTTAATTTCATTAATAGCAAGTACATCTAGTGGACCATAATCAGGTAAACTTACTAAACGTATTTTATTAAAATCAGCTACAACAACAGAAATATTCACAGGATTTATATCTGCTATAGTAATCTGAATGTCCGCTTCCATATGATAAGATTCTAATTCTCGATTTAGACGTAATTGTGCTAAATCAAGAAATGAAGCTATTTGAGCATCTGAATATTCATCAGCAGCTAACCAGTCTCTAATATAGGTTATCCAACCCGAATATGTCTGAGGAAATGACATTTACGCTTGCCTTCTTCCTTGACGTAAACCTTGAAGAATACGTTGTGCTTCACCCATACGTCCATAGCCAAGTCGTTTAGCTTGCGGATGCTCATTCATTGCGGCACGACGTCTCCATTGATCATGTATCAAAGCAAGATTTGGTGAGCCTACTTGAAAGGGCGTAGGTCTGTTGCCCATAGGCTGACCTCCCGGTCCCACTGGACCAGGACTTACCATTGGTTGCTCAGCACCAGCAGGCGCCATCATCATGCTGCTGCTGCTAAGTCGGCTTGGATCTTTAGCACCTGGAACCTGACTCTGATCTTTACCGCTCCCACTCCATCCAGTTGGAGAGCCAGGATCAGACCCCATACCTCCGCCTATACCACCCCAATCACGACCCCATTGGTCTGATCCACCAGGTACAGGTCCATCATAATCGCTATAGTCTCCAGGAATACGATCCTGTATTTTACCTGGGCTAAAAAAACCAGGAGTAGCATAGTCATCCATACCATAATAATTATACGAACCAGTATAATTTCCAATTACTTGACCTGTATTTGCATCAATTTGTACAATCTTACCAGTTTTAGGATCTTTAACAATTTTAACAACAGGCATCGGCTTAGGTATAGGCACAGGTTTGGGCACAGGTTTGGGCAACGTACTGCGAACAGGCATTTCGTTCTTGTAATATTGAGTATTCTGTACTGCTGCATTGAGGGCACTTCTATCACCTAGAAAGCCGCCACCTGTACCGACGACATTCGTCCCACCGTAATTTCCTCCAGGTTGCGCGACACCGCCATAACCACGAGCCGCTAAGCCGCCTTCACCTGATCCACCACCTGCTGGCATTGTCGTATCTCCTACTTCTTTATTTTCATTTTCTCTTTTTCTTTATCTTTAATAGATAAAGCAACACGTCCTTCAGGAGGAGGCTCTTCTGGAGGAGCTTCTAATACTGAGCCAGAAGCAATAAGATATGTGGCTCTATTCTCATCAAGTTCATCCACAATAGTTCCTTCTGGATGATTCTCACCATTTGCAAGTTGGGTTAACTTATTCATAACAATTTTTGTCATCGGTTGTTCCTATCGTACTTTTTTCGTAAAAAGTTTATTACCTTTATTTTGAGACATGACTTTAGGAACACTAGCTACTGGAGCTTTAGTAGCACCTATACCTAACAAATTTCTAGCCATATCTTTACCTAAAGAACCTTTAGATCCTGTTTCATATGTCATTCCACTCGCACCTTTAGCATATTTTGGCATTGATTACTCCTATGGAAAACAAGCTTTAACAGCCCACATGGCTGCTTGTTCATAATTAGTTAAAGCAAGTGAACGACGGCGTCCTTCAGGTACATTATCTTGAATATAATTGATAAGTTCTTCTGTCATTTCTTTAATTTCATTAACAGTTGGATTACCCGAAGGATTAAATCCAGGTATTGTAGTTACTTTCTCAACCATAGCCATCTCCTACAGCTTGTTGACAGTCATAAACTTCGGATTTTGCTTAAGAAATTTCTTAACGTATTTATCTGATTCTGGCGTACCATCCAATATATTAACACCATGTTCACGCAGTATCTTTTCGACTACTATACAAGGAATTGAACCTATCTTTCGCCAAATTCGTGATTTACCGTAACCATTATTACCTTGATGATTACGAGCATAAGCATTTTCTTCAAGCACCGATTCTACATCTTCGAATCGCTTGATATACATTTTATTTTCAGCTCGATCAAAGGATATAATCGAGTCGATTTCAGTCATTGTATCTCGTTTAGTTTTTTCCATTACGGTTTAAGAGCTCCTGAGGCAGAATGTTTTACGGGAGCAGGAGCTGGAGCATTTGTAGCTATACCTTTAAGAGCATTAGCAATAACCGTTAACGCATCTTCAGCACCCGTTGTCTTAGGTGTCATAACGTAAGGAATTGGATCTGTGATTTTATCTTCAGCCTTAGCAGTAATTGCATCACCTACACCAATCGCATATTTACCAAAATTTTCATCAACTTCAACAACTGAATCCATTGGATAATTACAATTATAATAACCCGGCTTAACAAACTTAATTTTCATTTTAGGCTCCTAGTTTCAAAAAAGGGGGTAATCCACAACCAGACTACCCCCAGTTTTACGCGGGAGGTGTCTAGCCCAACGTATCTGCAACAATTCCGTGAGCTTTTTCGTTGCCAACTTCCAGTGTATATTCGCACTGAATCAATCGAGCTTCGGAGTGACCTGTACGAGCAAGCGGCAACTGCCTAGTCCCATACAGATTACAAATATCAACATATTCAGGATCAATCATATACACAGCTGAAGCTAATGTAAAGCGATCAGGAACAATCTTAACCTGACCAAAGTCTGATTCATAAATGTCAATTGCACTAATAATCTTACGATCATCAGCATCCTTAAACTTAGTCGCATTACCAGTAAAAGTAGAGCTGATAAGACGCTTATTAATAGCACTTACCAATGCATACTTCGGCTCGCCACCTTGAGTCCAGCAAGCTTGCATAACTGCATTGAACATTACTTCTGTAAGCGCACGAGGCGTTCCAGCAGTACCAGTAGCATTGGGATAACCAGCAGTCGTACCAGAAAGCGTTGGAGCAGTTCCTGGCGTACCTACCGTAGCACGATCAGCGTTTGTAATAAGGAAGCAATAAAGCCCAGCTGCAGAACGTGCCACGCCTGATGAACCAGGAATAGCAAGTGCTTTACTAAGCAACATAGTTTCTTTATCACGCTTCAATTCTCTTAGCTTATAGCTTATTTGCTTAGCAATATCTTCGATATTAGCAGCTGCATCAACAGCTTGTGAAGTATCTGTTACACGAACCTTTTTATCTGAAATCTGACAATAATTTTGACGCCTTGACGAAACAACTGGATTATCCGTCGGAGGCGCATCATCACCTTCAATTACTCGGTTTGAACCATCAACGGCTCCGAGTTCAGTTAAAGGCCATTCATGCAAAGTAGACTTAGCTTTACCCGTGCCAGCAATCATAGACTGGAAAGGTGTTTCAGTCGGTGAAATCAAGTTTTCAGCCTCCGTAAGATCCTCACGAATGGTAGTCATATCATATGTTTCTAATGCCGCAGCTTCGACAGCCATTTTATTTCTCCAGGATAAGATGTTGATTTCAATATAACACCATGTCCAAGTATCCTAGCTCGCAGGCTGTCGCGATACCGACAAATGTAAATACCCTGTTTTAGCTTCCGTAGAACCCTCATGGTATTTACCTACGTGACCCTCTTACAATAAGAAGTTTTGCCACATCTTCTGGTTTCCCAGTCTCACGCGCTTTACTACGAAGAGCCTTCATTTCTCGTGCTTCTCTAGTACTACGCGAATTATCAGATTTCTTTACGCCCGGTTTAAGGAGAGGACGCGGTTCTTGTATTGCTTCCACTGTCTTAACTCTCTTACGGGCTTGTTCAGCTAAATGTTCCCGCCAACTAACTGCATCACTCAAAGCTAGCAAAACACGATGATCAGCAACAGCAGCAACTTCCTGCGGCGAAAATTTATAATGTTGACCGCCATCATATAAACGTTTCATCGCTAAAGGTGCTATTTTACGATCAGCAAAATTTGGATCTATTTCAGCAAGCTTACGAAATTCATTTCTTGAATGCTCAAGCAAAGCTGCTTGACTAAGTTCTTGCTGACGAGTTGCTATATTTTCTTGTTCACGCGTAATACGATCACGTTTTTCTTGAATTTCACGAATACGTTCTTTTTCAAAAAGATAACGTGTCGGATCTTTTACACGTAGTTCATTAAGATCTATATCCGGCTGCTGAGCTTGTTCAAGAATAGTATCCAAAGCTTGTAAACGGGCAGACATATTAGTATAAACATGATTGAGCTGATTAGATTGCTCAATAATCTTTGTTCTACCTTCTGTAATTTCTTGTAGTCGCTTATCAGTAGCGCCTGAAAAAGAATACTTAGCTTTAAGCTCCTTAATAGGAACTTTTTTAGTTTCACCATCTACAGTAACTTCAAGTTCAATTGAATCTACGTCAATATCTTCGCCATCATCATCTATCTCAGATGGTTCTCTCCTTTCTGGAGCTTCTTCATCTGGATCACTTTGATCTTCGGGTTGTCTAGGCGTTTCTTTTGCTTGAACACGAGGCGGCGTGTCAGAACGATCAGCTTCCTCATCGGTTTCATCACTAGGCAATTCCGAATCATGACCATTTTTAACAGTAACAGGTTTTTCAGCAATAGGTTGCTTTGGCTTGACTAAAATAGCATCCATTACAGCGTCTAAATTTTCAATTTGATCATCAGGCGGCATTTATCATCCTCACTTCATTTGCAATAGCTGTAAAACGTCCTATTAAAGATCTAAGAGCTTGTGCTTCAGAAAATAATTTCTGTCTATCTTCTTCTTTTTCAGTATGTAACATTTTAAGAGCTAATTCATCTCTAATATCATCCACAGCAGGCAGAAAATAAGGATTATCAACAATATCCTTAATTAATTTCTTTTTTCTAAACTCTTCAGGACTCATTGTAATCCACCAGCAGGTCGTGTTGCAGCTACTTTTGCTTCAGTAGCTTTAACCTTATCTTCATCTACTCCAACTTTCGTGACACCAATCGCAAAATCCATATCCATTTTGTCTCGTTCACGATCATCTTGTAGTATAATCTTAGTAGCTTCAATCTTAAGCTTAGATGCCATATCAGATATTTTAGTCTTAAGTTCAGCAATATCTGTTTCATATTTACGCTTTTGATCAGCCATATCTGTTTGATATTTTAGCTGTGATTTCTGAGCCTCTACTTTAACAAGTTCAAGCATAGCTCCATTTTGTGCTTGTTGAGCATCTTGTTGCTTTTTCTGATTTTCAGCGTTAGATTCCTGCATTTGTTTATCTATTTCTGCAAGTTTTTCAGGTGGTACATATGGGAAATATGTTTGATAATCCCTTATACCATTCAAACGCAACAAAGTCTTCAGTGTTTCACGAATATGATTCCAATTACATACAGGATTACCTGGTCCCAACATTTGAAGGATCTGTTGCTGAATAGGTATAAGGCCTGTAAGAGCCATTTTCTTTTCTTCTATACGTCCAGAGCCAAGGCCAACATTGCATTTTATGCTCATATATTGATGCCATATAGAAGGATCAACATTCTTGAATCCTTCCGGTGTTTGTATGCTTTGAGCATCACGAATATTGTATATAGCAGTTCTAAGAATACATTTAAACAAACTCTTAACGCCTGTTTCAGCTATATTCCTAGCCATCATTTCTATACGAGCATCTGCTGCTGCAACAGCTGCTGCAGCTGCAATCTTTGGCTGTGACTGCAATGCATCTGGATCTGTACCCTGTGAAATCTTTGTAATACCAGAACGACGTTCAGCAACATCGCGTAAATATTCTAGCACAGGGAGTGTTTGACCTGCAACAAAAGGAGTTGCTAATTCATTAATTTGACCCATTTCACGAACACGTACCAAAGCACCAATACGCCCGCTTTTAACATCTTCTAAATTAACAAATCGTTCATTAACTTCAGTACGAGGATTGTTTGTCAATGCTGCATTATCGATAATACTACGAAGTAATGCAGTTTGAGCATCTTGATCCTGTACAAGATCTTCAGCTAAACAAATAGGATAAAACACATGTGGAGCTATTTCAGCTACAAATTCTGCAAATGGTGACCAATTCACTGGTTCATCTGATAAGAGTTTTCTGTGTTCTCCAGCAAGACATACTTTACGAAGTTCAGCAATACCATCCCCGTCGGCATCGATACGCACATATGCTTCGGCAAACAAGAGATATCTAGCTGTTGGATCAATTTCCGGAGACGTACCTTCTCTTTTTTCCCTGAAACTTTGCTTTCTTTCTTCATCTTCAGTGTTAATTGGCGTAGATGAAGGTATGTCCTTGAGGTCTTCATACTTGAATCCCATAGCTATTAAAGAAGAAATCGTTTCTTCACGCTCATGAGCATGTGCACACGAACTCTCAATAGTCTTAGCTGATGGGTGTATAATAAATTCCTCCGGTGGAACAGGCGTAAAACTCCAAACTTTACGCTTAGAAGTCTTTAATTGAATAGTCGTTTCATCATTAGCTTCTGTAACATCATCTAATTCAATACCTTGTTCAGCTAATTTATTTGTTTCATAACTAATATGAGAAGTAAATACTTTATTTTCCAAATCTACTTTAATCACACCTACTTTCGCTTTTAAAGCATCAGTAGATGCTTCAATAAGGGCTCGATAACCCCCATGCTGCCAAAATACATCATTACAATAAGATGTAGCATCTTTACACATTTGCTGATCTTCTTCATTATTCGAGTAAAATTCACCCACAATATCAGTCTGAGTAAAAATACGCGCCAATGAAGGGACTACTGATCTAACGCCATCCCGGACCGCTGTTACAATAACCTTTGACCTACCCTCTGGGTTAGGAAGATCAACTTTTCCTCTGTAATATCTATCTATTTTAATCCTATCGCCCTGCAGCTCTGCATCGCGAAAATCAACACATTCTTCTATATAAGCTCCAGCAACTTTTTCTACATCTTCTTTAGACAATGGTTTAAGGGCTTCTGGCCCAATAGCCCCAGAACGCTGATTATCGGGTTTTTTAACCCTATCAAGCATATGAGCCCTCACTGCTCCGATTTATAGGCTTTTTCCAGTCACTTTTTTTATACACCGTACTGAAATCCTCATCAATACCCATAACACCCGTACCTAGAGCATCAGCAGCATGCGACATTTTATCGTGTAAGGGTTTATTAGCATTAACACCATATTTACTATTGTGCTGTGTTCGATACATGCGAACTTTTTCAAGTCCGAATAAAGTACCAATATCAAAATAACTCCTTGGAAGGATAGTACGTACCGCGTTAATTCTATCATCAGGACTATGCTTCTTAACAACATAGCAACGTAGGCCTTTATCCTCCAAGAATCGAACCCGTTCCTTACCTGTCTGAAGTTCACGAACCTTAGCATCATGTGGCAAATAATGCATATCTATTGGGTATGGTCTTTTCTTACACCATGTAGTATAGTGATCCAAGTCCAATCCAGAATTTTCGTAGTACTCCAACCAGCGCCATTCAGAGTGTGTAACCTGGAAGGTCCAGATTGCCATTGCATCGTCCATTCCCAGGTCCCAACAAGCATACACATCAGCCGCCGGATCCCTTTCAATCTTTTTGAACCGATCAGACGCAATGAGCTTCTGAATCTGCTTGGCATAATATGCACCTTCAAAGGAGGCAGTGAAGTCGCACTCGTATTCCCGAGCATACCGATCTTCTGCCATTAGTTTAAAGGCAGATACAAGCTCTTCTGGAGCTATTAGCCCAGTTTCTGAGGCTTTCATAACGCGGAAAGCCCGCTCATCCAGACAGTACCACTCCTCTGGATTCTGTTGAGCATGTATCCAAATATCGTAAAACTGGTCTAATCCTTTCGGGGTTCCCATAAAGCAAGCTGATCCGCCCCTGTCTGTAAGGGTTGGTCGTACAACATCCTGCCAAACACCGGGGTCAATATCGGCATATTCGTCAAAGACGACATCGTCAAAATATAACCCACGCAATCGATTGGGATTTTCAGCTCCGTAAAGTTTAATTCGTCCGCCATTCGGCAAGTCAACGCGGAGATCATACTCGAATAATCGGACTCCTGGTATTCCATGCGTATATTCCCTAAGATAGGTCCAAGCTATGTCCTTAGCTTGACTAAATGTGGGTCCTACGTATGCCGTTCGGGGATTAGGTTTTGTAGTCGTTAAAGCTCGCCGAATTAGCCTATTTACTGCAGCTACGGTCTTCCCAGCCCGCCGATGACAGACTAAGGTAGAGAACCTCTTCTGCGAAGCGTGGAATGGCTTAAACGCCGACCTAGGACTATACTTTATTTGAATTTTCACTTTTTATACCGTTAATGCTAGTTGTATTTTCCCCCGGCATAGTCTCTAAAGTCATATTTACAGCTTCATGTAGTAAAGGATTGGTCTTTTCATAGATTGTCTCGTGTTGCTCGTCGCCCCATTCAACAGTAATTTTAGCCGGCATATTGCCTCCGGCCGGAGTATTGAGTAGCCCCAGCACTTTCGCCTTCGCAACTACCCCGGCAACAACCGCTGCTGGATTTTCGAGATTCGTAGCCATTTCAATCGCTTCATCTAGCTGGGCTACGACAGCTTCCCGCGAGTTTCGAAGGGATTGACGCAATTCTTCAAACCGCAGCTCCATTTGTTCTCTAACAAATGAATCCGCTAGAAGATCTACAGCTTTTGATTTACTGGGCAAATCGAACTTGCACAAACGCATAGCTCGAACTAAAGGAGTGCCATAAGCAACATGCGCCGCAAAGTGCTTTTTACGGGCACGATCTTCGGCTTCCATCCTGGCTATTTCATCGTCATTTTCGACTATTCTTAGCATTTAAAGGACCTGATGGAGATTATTGATCATTACATAACATTGCGGCAAGATTATGGCGGATGATGAGTTTTGTGTAAAGTAGCGAGAAGTTCATCTTTCATTTTATGGTATATAGGTTATTGTTTCCTAGAGGCTTTAATTTTGGCTTTACGTACTGGGGGCTTGTGGCGGGCTCACGAGACCGCCATGGCGGGCTCTAAGACATCTTCGCCTTATTTCTGCCACAATCTCCTAGAACAAAGAGTGAACATAACATTACAAATAATTAATAATCATGCCTTAATTTGGCCACCAAAAAGTCGCAATCAAATTATATAATACTTTTATTGAATGATTAATGATGATCATTCATAAATAGAAAGTGAAACCAGTATGTCTAAGAAACTTTATGATCTTAACTTAGATCATCTTAAGAAGTCAACACATCTTCATAAAGATGTATCAAATCCAACTTGTGTTGCCATCATCAAAGCCTTATATAAGATGAAACAAGAGAAGGACTTCAAAGGCCAAACTGGTGACAATATTCTAAGATATGCCTTGAAGAATGGATTGTGGAGTACAAGACAGGCAGATGATAAGTTAATGACAACTTGGGCTTACTATGTGAAAGATCTAAAGATTCATGGTGGTGTGGTAGAGATTGGTAGTGTAGACAATATCAAGATGAGTATTGCAGATCTACTCAAGTAGATCTAGAGACTAGAACTAGAGAGGTGTCAGAGATCTCTCTAGATCTAGATTCTAGAGAAGGAATCTAACCGGTCTGTGGAGGGATAGGCTCGAGCCTAGATCCTAAGCGAATGCGAACTATGGCCAAATTACAGAGCCTAGAGACCAGAGACTAGAACCTAAAACAGTTGCACCGTCATGAAAGGAGTTGAGTCATACGCAGGTTGCGCCGTTGACCTAGGACCTGTATTAATTCATCTAGTTATGTGAGTTAAATAGGGAAGTTGAAAATAACCTAACAATATCAATAGCTTAGTTGAAATTTAACTCATATAATTCATCTAATTAATATAAAGAATATATATAATATATATATATAGTAAAAAATGCTATATAGTTTTGAAACGAGCGTGGGTTCGCATCAGATGAGTTAATGCCTAAATCTTCTACATCATATCCTTCAAGGACCTAGCAGATATGACCAATTGGCATACCTCATATGTAAAATTGGCAGTTTACAAGGGCCAACATTGGTGATATAATATTATTGATAATAAAAAAATCTCAACTGATCCTTCAAAAGGTGTGACAATGGATAAGTTTTACAGAGCCTGTAATCTAATTATTAAGTACTGTCCAAATGAATATGCGAAAGCATATGCAAGAGCAGGATTAACAATAGGTATTGATGACATAGAAACTCAGAAGCTATATATTTTGAGCAATCTAAGTCATTGGCGAGGCGAGACAGCGACTGAAGTCAAATCCTTATTAAAGGAAGTAGGAGAAAGCAAATGATACACAGAATATTGACATGTAAAAATCATCCAAACCTTCGTTGGTCATGTAAAGATATAGCCTGGAGCGGATTCTACAATGGATCCAGGAATATCTTTTTCAATGGAACTCCTTCAGGGAAGGGTATGTTCTCGGATGGTTCAGGATTAGATTGTACTCAAATAGACAAGGATGGAAAGTGGATAGAAGAATGCAAATGCCATTCTAGTGACTTGATACTTGCTCCTGAAGATGAATTAGTAAAGAGGCATGAACAATGAACATAACCTTAATGATAACAAGTGAAGAAATGGACCAGGCCATGCGAGAAGTAGTTCAATTCCTTCATGAGCAAGGTAAATACACTGAGTCGGCAATGGTCCGAGAATATATGCGGCGATATGCCAACCTATCTGAATATGTTGATGAAATCAGAACAAGTATGGGAGTAAAAGAATGAAAAGTCTAATCCTTTTAGCAGCGTTGGTTGCAGATCCAGCACCATCAGTGCCCGTACCATTGTGTCCATCGAGTATAGAGACAATGTTCTTTAATAATTCGAGCAATGTATATAAGTGTCCATCTCCTTATAAATGGCCCAAGACCGAGGGCAGACCAGCAATAGAGCCGGATGTGTTATTAGACTGGCCATATGAGCATATTCCCTTTACAGAAGAATATGAGTTCATGGAGTTACCTATATTGCCTATGAAGGTGAAACCATGAGATTCCTTGTAATAATGATTATACTATTCGCCTTGAACTACTGGATGTATGAGTGTGTGGATCATGACCCCGATGAAAAGTAACGAGGAACTAGCAGTAATTCGGAAGCAATTCCTTTCGAATTACTTTGTAAATACGTCTACAGTTTGGGAAAGCTGGAGACGAGGGCACATATCTTATAAAGAACGAGAAGAGACTCTTGGTTGGTATCGTAAGAAATTATATGAAGTATTGCATATAGAAAGAGTCAATCGCCGACCAGGATCGAAGATAGTAGTGCAATATCAATCCCTTAAAACAGGCTTTAGAACCTTACGGACATTTGGTTCTATGGCTCAAGCTCGTAATTACGTAATAGACAAAGTCGGATTGTTCCCAACAATAGAAGGAAATGTAGCACAGACAGAAACCGATGCAGTAGTAGTAATAGGTTGTCCTATAATGTCATTGTTTCCATCAGATCCAACAAAGGAATAGACAAATGCCACGTGGTTATAGCAAAGATAAATATCCTGATATGTATCAAGATATAAATGAGGAAATAGAGAAGAAAGTCATGGAACTACGAGCGGATAGAACAGATCCGTTCAAGGAATCCTTACCTTTTATTACGGGAACTTGGGCTAGATATTTACGGGGAGGAATGGATAAAGAAGCCTTTCTTCGAATAATGGATTCGCTGGCAACTATATGGAGGTAACTATGAATAACTACAAAACAATGATAATGGATTATATGAGTTGGCTGAGTTCAGCTAAGATAGTTCCTGACTTGGGTAAAGAACTGAATGAAGAAACTCTCAAAGGAATAAGTGGACTCTTGTTCGGCGATATGTCGCATATAGAAATTAGAAGTGAAATAAGATGTAATCCTGGAATAGCTAAGTTAGAGGTTAGTTTCGGTTGTATAACAGGGAGGGAGGAAATAGAAACCGAGAATCTAATGGAAGCAATAGACTTCCTTTGGAATACACACTCGAGCATGGAGTGGGGCAAATGATTGATATAACCGAGCCTGAAATAGTAGAGATCCTTATACGTGAGGATGGGAAAGTAATATGGATCAATATAGATGGTTCATGTAAATTGCGTGCCTGTAAGATAGATAAACTAATAGTCAATGATGAAAGATTAGTAACTAAAGGACCAGTAGAGGTAATGCCATGACCAAGCCAATGGAAAATAAAAGCCCAGCAATCAAATCCCTTTTGGAGCAGATATTTCCGGGTACAGCCAAAGCAATAGAACTGAACCTTTGTCCTACCTGTAAAAAGCCGATAACTCCGTTTAGGAATGAGTTATCTGCGCGGGAATATAGGATCTCGGGTATGTGCCAAGCATGTCAAGATACTATCTGGAAATAACACAGGCGAAACAAGGGAGCAATCCCTTGTCTATGGCACTAAAGCCATACTGATGAGCCGAAAGGACTAGCTATGATTAAGAAGCTTAAAAAGAAACCAATCCCTTATAAAGATCGTAAGTGGGCATTTCTAGGGAATTTAACTATCAGTGAATATAATAAGAAAATGTTCGAGAATATTGAATTAGATATTAGTAAAGTAAATCTAGTAAAACCTACGGCTACAAAAAATCAAGGTTATGAACCTTACGTAGATCCAGTAACACGGCAAGTTGAGAAGATACCTACTAAATATTGTGTCATAGGACCCAGAGTAACCAATCGATCCTTTGGCGGTGATAGAACCTGGTTTAGTGAACCTGAGAAAGCAGAGTCACATGCCAAGAACTTGCTTCAGAAGAATATAACCGACCATAACAATGGTCGAGTATTGTTTGTTGTCAAGATCGTACGAGTAGTGCGGATAAAGGATCCATCCTTTGAAACACGGGAGGTTATCTAATGGCTATACCTGATTGGGAATTGCTGCATCCAAATATGAAAAGTCATATGCTTGGATATATACCTCATTGGTTAAATGATGATAATCCTGAGGGAGCTGTTAAACAAATAGATGCTAATTATCGACATGGAGGTGGTTGGCATTCATTTAAAGGCTTTACCTTAGGTAAAGGAATGGAGTTAACATATCCAGGTGATCCACCCTTGAAACCCTTGGCTCGAGCTAAGCTAAGGGATGAACTAGTGTATTTCTACGATCATAGCTGGGTCGCAGTAATACAAGAGAATGGGTCCTTTGATGTAGCGAGGATAGACTAATGAATGTCAATGAAAAAGGGTAGTATTCATTCTAATAAAACGCGTAAGAAGCTTTCTAAAGCTATGCAAAATGTTGTTAAAACTAAGAAGTATCGGGACTTAGTAGCTACAATGCAGGCTAGAAAGCGTAGAAGACGCTTGATCTTTAGCTAACGAAAAAGGGTAGGAGACCGGGGTTCCGAATCTCCTACCCAGTTGGCCTGAAGGGATGAAGCGCCTTTCAGGCTGGGGTTCAAATAACTGATGGATCTTCATCTTTATTTTCTTTATTATCTTTTGGTTTCTTGAATTCTATTATATCAGCTACATTATCTTCTATTATTTTACCAGGAGTTGACCAATTATATGGTCGACCTATTTCTTTTTCTATTGCTAGTCTAAGCAAAGCCAATGTAGGCAATATAAAACATCTCCGTACTAATTTTTCAGTGTTGAATCCTTTATATATCTCTACTGTTTTATTATTAGGAGTAAGAACCAATAATCTAGCTAATCTATCTGTTTCTGCTTTATCATAAGCTCTTTTATATTTATTCTCCATATATTCACGCATTATAGGACTCGGTATTAATACATCTGTATCACCAAATCCAGTAGCTGGTTGTCCTAATGTTTCACGGAACCATGAAGGTAATGTGCTCTCGTCTGCCCATGTTGCTATCTCACGTAATATTGGACTATCAAATTCATACAAAGCTTCTTTTTCTATTGTATTATAGCTAGTAATCAGATCACTTGTTATCTTTCTATTACGAAAAAACTCGAGCATACCAGCTAAAGCAGATTCATCCTTTAATGCTTCAAATAATTCATTAAAGTGTTCTTTATTCCTTAGCCAATAGTTATTGCATTTAATAATTGTAAACCTACGATCATCCATTGGCATATCAGCAGGCTTATTACTATTCGATGTAAATGCAAATCTACAAAAGGATCCAGACTCCCATGCAGGCATGTATTTCTCTTCAACTTTTAACCTATAATTTGTTATAGCATTCTTTAATGCTTCGTAATAAAGTCTTTCTTTATAAGGATTAACAGACCATTCATCCTGATATACAAACAATGAATTAACTAAAGCAGTATTATTCTTCATTATATCTTTATTAATTATTCGAGCTAGATTAGTACCAAGTAATACCTTAAGTACTTCATACACAGCAGATTTACCAACACCTTGATTACCCATAAATACTATTGCAGTACCTGGCTTACGAGCTGGATTCTGGAATATATCGGCAAAATAATCTATTATCCAATCAACAGCTTTAACATTATCTATCATTTTAGATAAATGATCAATCCATACCTTTATTAATCTATCAGTTGGCTTAGCTTTAAACGCAGGAAAACCTGTAAAGGTATTCAAATACTTTCTACCTGTTTTATTTAACAATTCTTTTTTATCTGTAGTAGGATCAAACTTAATACCATCTAAAAATACATCTGAATGTTCACCTCTTGTTTCCCACCATTGTTCAACAACTGATATAGATTTAACACGTTCACCTATTTCTATACTAATTTTTTCTGTGTCTATTGCCATTAAAGTATGTTTTTCTCTATAGAACCTAAAACCAAAAGGCGATTCTAAATCAGGTATATTAAGATTTATTACGAATAAATTACCACCCATATATACTTTACGTAAATGCTTATCTCTCTTAGCTAATGCATCTTCTATGTTATCACTAGTAAATGCTTCGCTAGAATAATAAGGCTTGAATGTGTCCCATAGATCTTCGAACGAATAATCACATGTTTGATTACCGTAACCATCAGCTAGGTCCCAGGCTTTGTCAACCCTACTTTCATCCATTAATTCAGAATAATCAAGCATATGTAATCTATGGTCTTCTCTACCAACAGATATATAATTAGCAACTTCTTGCATAGCTTTCTTACCCTCGGCATCATGATCAGGCCAAAGATAAATATCTGTTTGTCTATCCTTTAATACACGCCAGTCTGAAGCTTTAATATTCTTACCACCACCTGACCATGTAGTCACTATAAAATCTTTTAGTTGAAGTATTTTCATTGCTGCTTCAGCAGTTTTTTCGCCTTCAACTATAAGGATTGATTTCTTAGCATAATGCTCGAGCATATGTAAATTGTATATAGGCCTGCCATCTTTAGGTGGATTCTTACACATCCACTGTACAACTACTTGGCCTTCATCAGATGTTTGTTCAATAGAGAACCAACCTGGTGTTTGCTTTTCTCCCTTATCCATATATCGCTGTACAATAAATGCTACTTCACCAGTAGCTGTAGTATATTCATAAAGTATATCATCATTTTTTCTAAACGTAAAAGGCAATGTAGATTCATGCGCTGGATATAATACTCTAGTTTTAATTAATCTACCGCCACCTGATGATTTAATCGTTCTTTTAGACTCAGGCAAAGCAATATTAAATTTTTCTTTTATAGCTTTAATTATTGCAATATGTGTACACTTCTTAGATGATAGACAATGAAACCCTAAATACCCATCAGCATTAATATAAATATCTAAACTAGGATTATGATCATCATGTGCAGGACATAAGCCTCTATATCTATTTTCACCATGTTGTTCCGCTTTAACAGCTTTTAATACACTTTCTATAATGGCTTCATTGGTTGCTTCACTGGTTCCCATGAGGTTACCCTGTTATGTTTTTGTTGTGTTACTGTGATGTGAAGGAAATATTATACACCAAAAAATTCTAGAAGTAAAATTCTTTTTAATTCCAACAAGACATGCCTGGCATGCACCAATAGCATCTCTCCTCAAACCTCTGGAAGGTCCTTTAGATATGTCTTTTTTGCATAGCAGGTATGCGAAATTGGCAGTTTACATTTCAAACCAAACGTGCTATAATTTACCTGTAACGTTGGGAAATACAACGTTAGTCAACCCAAAGAGAAGGAAGAAATATCCTATGTTTTATTATAAATTCGCAGAGAAGATTAACCAAGATAATCTCAAGAAGCTCGTTGAACAGGTCCCTGCTCAGGCGGGAGCTATTCTTGTGGCTGTTTGGAACCTTGGTAAGAACGAGACTGCTGTCTCTGAAGATCAGATTATCGATCATATTCAGGCAGATATTAAGACGTATTCTCCGAGAGCTAAGGGTCCTGAAGTTGTGCCGGGTTTTGTGGCATACTACAGGCAAATGTTGGGCAAATTGCCAGAACATATCCTTGTTCAGACGAAGGATAATCTCGGCGGCAAGGCACGCGGTCGCGCCGGCGGTGGTGTTGAGCATCTGATCGATCCTATCACTGGTGAGAAGATTGAGAATGTGTTCAAGCGTCCTCCCACAAAGAACCCTGGATCTCGTAAGACCAGGAAAATTGTGACTGAAGAGATTCTCGAAGACGATGGCGAAGAGATGCCAGAGCTTGAAGAAGCACCGGCTGAAGAGGAGGTGGTTAGCTGAGTAAGCGTAAACAGTAGAACATCTGTGTAATGGGTCCTAGTCTGGTCAAGTTGGTTGCTTCCCAGGCTAGGATCTACCAAGGAAAGGAAAGAAAAAGATGGCAAAAGTACTTAACCCAACCGAAGCCGACATAGGGCGTGAAGTTGTCTACACGGGCAATCGTTATCCTGGCGGGCGGCTAGAGTACGGCGTCATCACCAGCTTCAACGATAGCTGTGTGTTTGTTCGCTATGATGGCAAGCGCCATACGCAAGCGACAAGTCGTGAAGATCTTGAGTGGGATGGAGAACAGTCTTAATAAACTTAGAATCTCTATTGCGGCGGGGGCATAGGAATTAAGGTGAGACTGGACCTATTTCTCGAGACGTAGTTCAGTTCAACACCCCCAAAGACAAAGTACACGTCGCCTGTGCCCCCACCGGAGTAGAGGAGGAAACTAATGACAATGTATAAGGATATAATAGACTTTCATCAGAAGTTTGAATTGACATACGAGGGTAGACCACGCGATCTACCTGATGATTTGTTCTGGTTCAGAAGTGGTTTTCTTGACGAAGAAATCAAAGAATATCTTCGTGCTTGGCAAGAAGGTAATCTTGAAAAACAAATGGATGCTTTAGTTGACATAGTCTATGTTGCTATGGGCACAGCTTACTTGCATGGTTTTAATTTCGAAGAAGCTTGGAAGCGTGTACATGAAGCTAACATGAATAAAATTAGAGCTCAATCACCGGACGAAAGCGAGCGCGGCTCTACCTTTGATGTTGTCAAGCCTGAAGGATGGGAACCTCCTATTCTTAGTGATTTGATGAATATGAATCAAGGACTGGATGGTGTATACACAATAGTAGGAGTAGATTGATGACTACTATTCCTGATCGTCAAAAGACACATGGTAGATTTATAGAGTATGCTGCGGTTGCACAAACTCTTAAAGAAATAGTAAGAGAGGGCTCAGCTTATAATAAAATGACAAACTCTCAAAAAGAGGGTCTTGATATGATCTTAGGTAAAATAGCTCGTGTTTGTACTGGTGATCCAAATGAGCCAGATCATTGGATAGATATTAGCGGATACTCTCAGCGTGTTGTTGAGAGTTTTTCATTTGAAGGAGATGAAGTTGAAACTGATTCATGCAACAGCTGATGATAGTTGGCTTATAGCTATTGAAGAAATTAAACGATCGGGTCAAGCAGTAGAGCCTCAACAGTCTACTGGTGCTAAAGGTCGTGTGTCATTTGAAATATTGAATCATTCAATGGCATATGATATGCAGTATCCTATAGTTACTGTTAAGCCTAATACTTCATGGATATATATGGCTGCAGAATCTATGTGGGTATTGGAAGGATCCAATAGACTTAACTGGTCGCCTGAAGTAGCTAGGATCCAGGCTCCATATAGTGATGATGGTAAGATATTAGCCGGTGCTTATGGTCCACACTTTAAGCATCAGCAACAGTATGTTAGAGACATCCTTAATAAGGATAGGAATACTCGTCAAGCTGTTATGACTTTGTGGAGAAGAAACCCATTGCCGGCAAGAGATATATCTTGTACTATAAGTATGCAGTTTCTTATACGAAATGACAACATATTCACTGTCGTGAACATGCGTAGTTCTGACGCAGGTATGGGTCTACCGTATGACATGCTTACTTTTGCCTGCATAACAGCAGAGATAGCATCGGGTTTAGAGCATCCTGTAGAACTTGGTTATTGTTTCCTTAATGCAGGATCACGTCATATCTATGAAGATCAATGGGATAAACTGGACCTAGAAACTATGCCGTTTCAACGTTATAGATATGAGCCTTGGCATATATGGAAATGGCCATCTATTAAATTAACTATGCTAGAAATAGCTAAAATGGTTGGTACTGGTTCAGATAAACAAATAGTTCAAGACATAGCTAAGAAAGCATTGATGGAGGCTAGTGGTGAGAATAGGACTCGATCAAACGATGATAGCAATAGCCCTGTGTTTAGCAGCTAGGGGTACATGCCTTAAAAAATCTGTTGGTTGTGTTTTAGTAGATACATATGGTAATATAATAGCAACTGGATATAATGGGCAACCAAGGGGTAAACCGCATTGTGATCCTTTGTATCCATGTCCAGCTTATTTAGATGCAAATCTAAGTTGTAAAGCGATTCATGCTGAAATGAACGCAATAGCAAGGTGTCATGACGTAGAAAAGATATACACTGCGTATATCACAGAGGAGCCTTGTGAAAAATGCTATATGATGCTACAGAACACAGCTTGCAAGAAAGTAATGTACAAGGGAGAGACCCACGAACTTATAGTGAAAGAGCTTTAGACTTACCAGATCCATCAAAAATAGTTGAGTTAGCATTGGATACAGAAACACATGATCCTAGGTTAAGTGATATAGGCCCTGGCTTTGTCTATGAACAAGCTAAAGTAGTGGGTATATCCGTATACTATCCTGGATGTAGTATGTATTTTCCTTTAAGACATAAGGAAGGTAATATAAACAATTGGTCACAAGTTAAAGCCTGGCTAAAGATAATACTATCCAATCCTATGGTTACTGTTATATTTGCCAATGCCAAGTATGATTTAGAAGCTTTATGGTCATTAGGTATAGAAGTTAAAGCTTGGTGTGTAGACATACAAGTAGTTGAATCCCTTATAGACGAAGAGAAACAGTCTTATTCCTTAGCATCATTGTCTAAAGATTATGGATTAAAGCCTAAGACACGTGAAGTTATTGAAGGATTATTACTTAGTGCTGGCTATGCATTACGTAATGGTAAACCTGATTGGTCTAAGCTTTGGAGATTACCTGTTAATATAGTAGGTGAATATGCAAAAGATGACGCAATGCTTACTTATGAAGTATTTCAATTGCAAAAACCTATGATTGAAGAAGAAGAGTTACGTGAAGTATTTGAGTTAGAGTGTGAATTAACTCCAGTCCTTTTTGACATGCGAATTAAAGGGATTGATGTTGACCTTGCTAAAGCTGAAGCCGAGAATGCTAGGCTAATAGATGATTGTCAATTGAAACTAGCAGCTATACGAAATTGGGCACCGAATTTGAATCCTTTCTCTCCGTTGCAATTAGGTGAATTAGTAAGAGAAGTAGGTTTAGATCCACCTAAAACAGAAAAGGATAATGATTCAGTTACTAATTTGTTTTTATTAGAGAGTGGAGTAGAAGAATTAATTCGAATAGGTGAATATAGACAACAAGAAAAAATAAGGAGAGACTTCATTGAATCAGTTGTACTCAACGGATCTTACAAGGGTCGAGTCCACCCTCAATGGTATCAGACGCGCGGTACTAGCTTTATGTCTGGCGACGATGTTGCTGGTACTCGTAGTGGTAGGGTCGCTTGTAGTAATCCTAATCTCAGTCAAATACCTACAAGACACAAAATACTCGGGCCTCTTGTTAGATCATTATTTATTGCAAGAAATGGTGGACAATGGTTCAAAGGAGACTTAAGCCAGCAGGAACCAAGGATCAGTTTACATTATGCCTTTTTGTTAAAGCTTACAGGAGCTGCTGAAGCTAGGCAATTGTATATTGATAATCCTGCTACAGATTTTCATGATATGGTTATGGATATGGTTAATAGAGTTAGAAATGATCCTATTGAAAGAGATCAAGCTAAGACAATCAACTTAGCTAGAGCCTACGGTATGGGTAGAAAGAAAACAGCTGTTAAGTTAAAGCTTTCATTATCACAAGCAGATGGTATATTAGCATCATATGACAGAGGCTTTCCATTTATGAAAGAACTTCTTGAGTATTGCATGGAAGTAGCTGATCAAAGAGGCTTTGTTAAAACTATATTGGGTAGACGTAGAAGATTTAATATGTGGGAACCTACTCATTTTCAAAGGGGTAAGTTTCCAATCAAGGGCAAAGAAACTGCAATGAAAGCATATGGATCTATTCGCCGGGCTCATTTGCATAAAGCTATGAATTCTGTAGTACAAGGATCAGCTGCCGAACAGATGAAGAAAGCCTTAATTATTCTATGGAAAGAAAAGATTGATTTATTAATTACTTTGTATGATGAAATTGGTGCATCAGTTAATAGTGAACATGAAGCTAAGCTGATTAAAGAAGTTACTGAGAATGCTATTTCCTTTAAAGTGCCACATCTTATGAAATATAAATTAATGAGTTCGTGGGGAGGTTGACAATGAATAAAGAAATCATACGACAAGCTCTTGAAGGTGCTAAGATGTCAATAGACTTTATTTATACACAAGGTCAATGGCCTAAAAGTGCTTTCCGCCAATATGAGAACGTGATTCATATAATTCAAGCTGCTCGAAAGGAGTTAGATAAAGATGAAAAAGACAGCTGAAAAGTATACTATCCTTAATAATTGTCAAAATTGGCATCTTCAAAGGATAGATGAGGCAACTGATGAACATGTCCAGCGTTACCATAGACATCAAGCTAGTTTAATAGGTAAACGTGTGGCTTTGTTAGAAGCAAAATTGGGATTAAAGGATGACAGACCAAGATAAAACTATAGTTGAATATCAGCAATCTTTAAATGTACTAGGCGAAGCTTATGATAAGTTATTGGCGGAAAAATACGAAGTAACAGATGAAAATGAACATGGTGTTCCTATGAATGAATATGATGCACAGGAACTATGGCGTAGATGGTTAGGTCATGCTGGTATATTTACAGGACGTATAGAAAATATAGGTACGTCTTTGCCTGATATATTTATGCTATATAAAGCTATGACAGTATTTCAAGAATGTAAAGTACGTAGAAGCAAGTATGTATATGCTCCAAAATATCAAGTAACTACTATGCTTAGAATGTCACATGAATTGCATCCTTGGCAATTGATATATGTAGTATATAATAAAGCTGGATTTGATCTTTATGAATTTAAATTGATAAGAGAATTAACCAAAGATCTAGGTACACATGGTGGTTTCACTGCTAGTGGTGAGAAAATAAGGATAGAAGTAGATTTGCTTGAACCATTCCTTCGTATAGATGAGATAGATGGCATTGAAAAATATTTAGATATTGTACATTTTAGAGCGTTTAAAAAATATAGGCGCCCTGAGTTGCAAATTGGGTCTACCTGAGATGTCCAATTGGCAGTTTACAAGAGACTTAGAGATGCAGTATAATAATCTTTGTATGTTGTGTCAGTCTCTGATAACTCTAACTCATGGAAAAACCAATGGCTATTCATTTTGACAAGATACCTGAAGATCAGTTCGAAAGAATAATGGAAGTAATTAAAGCTTCAATCAATGGTATGACACAGGCAATAGAAGTAGAAGGTTATTGTCCTTCTTGTTTTTGTCATCTAGTAGCCGCTGTAGCAAAACAGACTGCAGACGACTATGCAACTGATGAATTACCAGGAAGTGTTAAACCTAACGTGGAGGGTGATTCTGATGTTACCCACTGAAAAAGCTACGACTATCAGTGATTTGCTTGATGATGACCTTGATCTTAGCAAGGTTCTTACTGATGAAGAACTTAAGGCTGTACCACCAGAAGAAAAAATAAAGAGACTGTCTAGCCTTTGTAGACAACAGCTACAAATTCAAATGGAACTATCTGAATTAGAACAAGAGCTAGTTAAAAAGAAACTAGAGCTTGAAAAAGTTTCTGAACATGAAATTCCAGATTTAATGGATGAATTAGGTATTGACGAATTCAGATTACGCAGCGGTGTTAGAGTAACAGTTGTACCCTATTTCTCTGGTAAAATAACCACACCCGAAGCTTTAAGCTGGCTAGAGGAAAATGAACATGGGGACATCATTAAAGGATCGATTACAGTACCATATCCAAAAGGATTTGATCAAACACGTCTTCAGGCCCTTGTTGATATTGCTAAGCAGTTGGGACTTAATCCAGATAACCGTGAAGAAGTGCATCACTCGACTCTTAGGGCCTGGATCAAGGAAATGATTACCACAGGCCAAGACTTTCCTCGTGAACTATTTAATGTATACGTGGGTAGAGAAACAAAGTTGAAAGTGTCATAGGAGAAATACATGCCGAATGAAATAATGCTTGAACAACCAGGGGCATTGGCTGAAATGCCAATGTCTATAGATGATTTAGTTAAAGACGAGCAGTTGGGTGGTAAGATGGGATTGCAAGATATTGCAATTCCTTATATGTACGTTCTACAAACGAATAGCCCACAAGTGAATCCAGACCATGCTAAGTACATACCAGAGGCTAAGGCAGGTATGCTATACCTTTCTAACCTTGAAAAAGTCTATGATGGAAGAGATGCTGGGTTACTTATTGTGCCTTGTTATTATGAGCGTCTTGTTACTGAGTGGACTCCACGTAATGCTGGAGGTGGATTAGTTGCATCGCATGATCCTGATGCAGAGATTCTAAAGACTGCAAGACCTAAGATAGTAGATGAAAAAGAAATGCTAGTCCTACCAAATGGACATCAATTGGTTGAGACAGCGTATCATTATATGCTGGCTAAGTTGCCAGATATGGGTGCTTGGGTACAGTGTATAGCACCGTTTAAAAGCACTGCACTTAAAGCGTCTCGAAGGATGAACTCTACTATCAGTACTACAATGATTCCAAATACGGATCGTAAAGCTCCAAGGTTCTTGTTTACTTGGAAAATAAATACTATCAAAGAACAAAAGGATCAGTATGTCTGGTCGTCTCCTAAGCTCGAGCGAATGAAAATGGTGTCTGCAGATGTCTACGCAGCAGCTAAAGCATACGCTGTAATCGCGGCTAAAGGTGTATTGCGTAGGGCCTTGATTGAATCTGAGCAAGAGGCTGGAACTTCTATCAATCACGAAGAAGCTCCGTTCTAGGCATACTGGGCCGGGGAGTATAATAGCTCTCCGGCCACTTTTTGGAGATGATAATGAAAGATTTAGTTAAAGCTGAAGTTAATAGATATAGAGATAAAGAGTGGGAAAATAAACTTAATTGGGAAACTTACAAAGAAAGTGAAGCTGGTTGTTTTTATATACCTGTATTTAAAACTGCATATGGTGTAATAGCTACAACTGGAATGGGTTGGGATCATGTTAGTGTACAAGTACATAAAGAACCTAGATTACCTACTTGGGATGAAATGCAGTTTATGAAAGAACTATTCTTTTATCCTTATGAAACTGTAATGCAATTGCATCCTGCTCAAGCAGATTATATTGATTGTCATCCAAAAGTGCTACATTTGTGGCGACCTATCGGGTTTCCAATACCAATGCCCCCAAAGGATTTCGTATGAGCATTCCATACGCTAAACAAAAAGAAGTACTTGACGAGTCTATCAAAGAAGCTATCTGGGCTTTCTTTTGTGAAGCAGGTACAGGTAAGTCTTATATGGCTATTGAAACCAGTGAATACTGGTATACGAATTTTGATGTTGATGCTGTTATTATTGTATGTCCTAAGACCTTGATTTATGGTACATGGATCTTAGAAGAAATACCTAAACATAGCACAGTAAAATATAATACATGGGGTTGGAATAATACCTTTAGTGCATCATTGAAAGATGATTTAAGAAAGAAAACTAAAGACAAAAATAGGTTACTTTATATAGTTGCTAATCATGATGCATTAAAATCGCACAAGTTTCAAATGTGCTATAACTATGTTAAAAAGTATAGAAAGAAAATAGGCTGGATATATGATGAATCTACAGCTATGAAAGCTAGAAAATCAGACAGAACTGAAGTATCTACTGCTTTAGCTGATGATGCTGTTTTTAAACGTATTATGACGGGTACACCTATTACAGAAAGTCCTTTGGATGTATTTTCACAGACTGAGTTTCTACAGAAGGGATTATTGGGCTTTAAGACCTTCTATGGTATGAAAACTAGATATTGTGAATTGCGTTACAAAAAATTCGGCAATAGATCCTTTGAAGAAGTTGTAGGTTATAGAGATCTGAACGATTTGTATAGACGCTTGAGAAAGTTCTCTAGTTTCTTGAAACTTACAGATTGTGCTGATATGCCAGAGCAAATCAGTAGAAGGATAGCTGTACCTTTAACTAAAGAACAGATTAAACATTACGAAGAAATGAAAGCATTTGCAATGACTTGGATAGAAGGTCATAACATAGATGCTGTTAATGCTCTTGCTCTGTCTGTTAAATTGCATCAGATTGCGGTTGGTCAACTCAAGCTTGGGGAAAATCAATATGCATCGATCAAGAATGATCGTCTTGAAACCCTTAAAGACACCATGGAAGACCTTAACCACCAATGTATTGTATGGTCTGTATATCGTAATAGTTCCCTGGATATTCTTAATTATCTTGGTAAAAGAATTGTGGGACTTAGTACAAATGATACTCCAATAGTTAGGCAGGAGAAAATACAGTCATGGAAAAAGGGCAATTGCCAAGGTTTATTGCTGAGTCAGGCAAGCGCCGCGCATGGGTTAACTTTGAACGAAGCCTTGTCGAGTATATTCTACTCGAACAGTCACAGTCTGGAGAAAAGGTTGCAAGCCTTAAGGCGGAATTGGAGATTGGGCCAGACGAAGAAAACCAATATTATAGATATGTATGCGCCTGGGACGGTAGAAGTTGGTATACTAGCTGCTTTAGAGTGGAAAGCTGAAGTAGCTAGCATAATTACTGATAAGAAAGGCTTTGTAGACTACATAAACGGCATATTGCCGATAAGGGGTAAGGAAGATGCCATTCTCGTCGAAAGTAACTATAAGTACGAAGACCACGAACAAGAACAACCAATACCTGAAATATCAGATGAGGAGATCATTGCTAGGCTCCTCACGAAAGAGAGTATATAGCGTAATGGAATGCTTGAATTGTGGATACTTGTATATTACGTTACCCCATTTAACAGTGATTAAAAAATGCTCTAATTGTCAGGGAGGGGGTAAGTGACTGATATTCAGATACTAACTACTATATTGTCTTTGTGTGCTATTTGTATAAGTCTCTATACTTTGTGGAGATATAAATGAGAGAATGTCCTAAATGTGGTAGGCGACACCAAGGTGAAGGATTACCACCTTCATTACAAGATAAACTTAATATATGTTATATATGCTATAGAGAAAAGAAAAAAGAATCCGATAAGGATTGGAATGACCATCATAAAACTAGAAGGAATAACTATATGAAAATATGGCGTAAAGAACATCCTAAAGAAACAGCTGAGAGTTGGCGTGAACGCACTAGAAAATGGAGGGCTAAAAAGAGATTTAAAACCAGTTTTAATCCTTATGCTATAAAAAATGACAGTTAAAGTTGCTAGTTTACACTCAACTACAGACATATGCCTGTAGTAGCGGTAAAGAGGTTAAAAATTATCTAACAATATCAAGCACTTAGACTCTTTACTTCTACGTCTTTACCGACTACGACTAGGTTTTTCAGACCCAATGGAGGATCCAATGTTACCAGAGAATAAAGCCAAGTTACATAGTGTTATTGGTCTAATAGACCAGGCTATAGCACCCCTGTCACAAGTCGAGGTAATACTTGGTGATGAGTACTTGAAAGAAAAAAATCTGCTCAATGGCAGAGTGGATATAGAAGAAGCTGAACCCAATAGATTTGAAAAACTAGTAGAATTAAATAATAAATATAAAAGTATACATGGTATGATTGAATATCTAAAAGAAACCAAAGATTTCTTGGAGAAACTCTAATGCAATACTTGGATCAGTTGGAAAAGCTTACTGAACGTATTACACGTTTAGAACAAACTGTTAGAGAAAACTGGTCCAAGACTCTTGCTCAGGAAGCTGAGCTTTCAGAACTAAGGGAGCAGCTAAATGCCCATAATCTTAATCATTCAGCGGGAAGGTGAAGACGTACCAGCTGAATTGAAAGAGTGCTTTAAGCGCCTTCAAAAAGAGCTAAAGGATCAATATAATATTGATATATTGAGTGATAAAGCTACACGTATATTGGATGCTTTTGAATATAAGTTTAGACCTATGCTAGATGAATTTAGTGAAAATAAAATAGATACTAAGTATGTAGCTATGTGTATACAAGAGTACGATGAAAGATTACAAATGCTGTTGTCAGTGAGTAAATATGCTAGAGAACGTTATAAGGTAGATTTATCTGATGAACCTTACTGCAATGCAATTATTTATAACAGAGAAGCTACAACGGCAGAAATACAGAAGATGCTGCATGATGGTAAATCGTTGGAACATTGCTATCGTTACCTTCTTAAAAAAGCTACTCATTTTCATGCTGAACCTAGTAGTCAAAAACCGAATTAAGATCTTATCTACGTTATTATTATTTATGTTGCTATATTGGGGATTTCAACTCGGTCGCGTACCAGCGCCACCACCAGAGCCTATTAGGAGTTGTACAGTAATAAAGAATAAAATTACCGCTTGCCTAAGTCCCTAAGCTTCTTTTTATCTTCATCGCTTAAGTTATTATAAATAGCCATGGGTATAGCTGCATCAGTTTTACCACCAGCTAACAAATCGCCTATACCCAAAGTCTTACCTACGAAATTAGCTACTTTACCAGCACCTTTAGGAGATCCGGCAATGGCTAAAGCAGGTATTGCAGCATATAGAGCTGGATTGAACATAGCTCCGCCTAATGCACTTGCACCTATACCTGCAACATTAAGAGCCATATTTCCAATTGAACTTGCATTAGGCAAAGTCTTAGATAGCTTTTTACCTGCTTCAAATGCAGTTTTACCCCTACCATAGGTAGCTAGATCCCGACCATAAACCTTATTTTGCTTAGTAATTTGCTCTTCTATTGTACGCTGCAGCTGTGTAGCAAGTCTACCGATTGTAGAGTCTTTAGATTTTTTACTTGAATTATACGCTCCTAACTTAGTACGAAGAGCATTTAAATTACTAATATCAGGAGCTCTTTTACCAGCTTTAAGAACTAAATCATTAATTTGAGACAGATCCTTCAGTTCTTTTTTAGTTAGGTCATAGATACTAGCCGCAGTACGCTTATCAAATATGAAATCTGTAAGTTGATTACCGATTGGATCAAATTCAGCTGATGCATTCCAACCTTGTTTCTTAGACGCAAAACGTCCAACTAATTCAGGTGACATAACGTCATCTGCACCCGCAGAATTGCCTTCTTTAAAGGCTCTATTTACTGCTCCGCCCTCTCGCCCAGCTTGATAAGCTTTTTTATAAAACTCAGGTTGTTTACCGGCCAATATTGAAGCTAGATATTTTGAAAATACAGAAACTCCTTTACCTGCAGCCATTAAAGCAGGAGGCAATGCAGCTCCCACACCCATATCGGAGAAAACGTCCTCTGGACGACCACTCAGTAAAGCGCCTATACCACCTATAGTAGCGCCTTCACCAGCTCCTCTAGCTGTAGTAGCTATTGCTCCTGCTCCAGGAACTAAGGCCCTAGCTCCAGCACCAACGGCCCTAGTTATAGGTGAAGCAACCATACCACCTACTTCCATTACAGTACCCGGTACACCAGCCCTGGCTCTAGCTTCATCAGTAGCGAACCTAGTTTCTGGCCCACCCATAGCATCTAGTGAATTATACGTAGCACCAGTAGAAAATAGCCTAGCCATATCATCTGCAGCTTGCATAGCCTGTCTAGGATATGAAGCAGCATTGAATTCCTTCATAACACGTTGTTCACGCGTTACTTCCTTAGGTTCTCTGGCTGAAATAGGCACACGTTCCATATAAGGAGGTATATTTTCACCTCCTCTGTTAAATCTATTCTTTTTAACAGTTTCTTCAGTAATAGGTACTTGATTAGTTTTGAACCTATTTGCCATCTTTTTTGTCCTTTTTCTTAGGCTTTTGCTTAGGCTCTTCATCCATGGCTAACATTGCACCTAAGCCAACTGGTGCAGCACCCAATTGTGTACGCTTTAATATTTCAATTATATCATCATTCATAACTACTAAATTATTATAATTTCCAGCCGAAAAAATATCACCTGTATTTGGATCTATACCACCAGATTCTGGATCAAAATATCTATGAGCAGACATACCTAAATCCTTATATATGTCAGGTAATTGCTCTCTATAATACATGCTATAAAGATCAATAGGCCTTTCTTGATTTAAAGTCAGTATATCATCTAATTGTTTAAAAGCATTAGCCATAGACTCATCTTTACTTTTACCAACATTCGCTATATTAGCACCAGTAGGCCATTCAAGTGAAGTCATAAATTTTGTATCACCTGGCATAAATTTCATTAAATTCATATCATACTCAGGCATTTCAAAATCTTTAGTCGTTATTACAGCTTGTTCTGGCCTATAAGCAGTTGAAGCTAAATCTCCTACTAAATTACGATATTTATTTGGTTGTGCAGATAAAGGTTCAAAATACTGCGGTAATTCATTTGGATCACCTACATCAAGTGCAACATCATACCTATTTGGTTTAACTAATTTAGTCTTATAACGTAAATTAATATAATCTTTTAAAACTTTAGGTGGTTCTTCATTACTAGTTTTAAGTAAATAACCCATACCCCTATCTGCTGCATCTGTTGGATTACGTACAGCAAAATTTTTATTTGAAAAAGCTAATAAATCACGATAGACATCACCTTCATCAATCCATTCAGTAAAATTTTTATCAAAGATTCTACTGTGTGAAAACACATCATTATACATACTTTGAGAAGGATTATCTGGTTCCATAAAATAATGACCGGTACCTTGATTTTGAGATCCAGTACCTTTAGCTTGCTTAGCTATTTCTATATCAAATTTTTCAAATTTCTTAGGGCTAATGTGAAGAGCTGGTGTTTTACCGGGCAATAAGCCAAGAGCAGCAAGTTCAGCTGCATCTACATAGTCACCTTTCTTAAGAGCATTAGTTACATCGTTAGCCCATAAAGGTAAACCAAGTGGTGAGTTTTCAGCTACATTAACAAGCCTACGAGCTTTAGCTACACCTTCCTTAGTATTGCCAAACCAAACATCAGCAAGCCAATGTGAAACAGAGTCACGTAAACTAGTCTCTGTTCTATTGCTTATAGTGCCTTGATCTTTTGGCATTTATTGACCCAGTACAGCCTTAGCAGTCCCTTCACCATATACTTCATCAAATTCAGCACGAGCTGCAGGTGAAGGATCAGCCAATAGTAGATCAATGTTTTCCTTCATCACACTTTGTCCAGGATTAGACTTGGACGAAGTAGAGAAATCGTTAACAATATTGGCGTATGTATTCCTTATACGCAACAAGCGTGGTTTCATAGTTGCAGCGTCACGACCTTGATTTAGTACTTCCTGAACAGATTGCAACAGCCTATTTTCATAATCAGACACAGGTCCAAGAGCACCACCTGTCGGTGACTGGTCTCTCATTTCTTGCAGTTTATCGAAACCAAGATTAGCTCTAATGATTTGGAAATCATCGTATATATTACCAGCTTCAGTAGCTATTGGCAATTGACCAAGTATGCTAGTTATGCCCAAACCAGTAGCTGACTCACCACGTTCTTGACGACCAATGCCTTCCAATGCTCTATCAACAGCAGCAATAACATTCTTAGCTGATTTTTGCTGATTTGTCATTTTGCTATCTGCAGCACTTTCAACAGCAGCAGCTTCAGCTTCACCCTTAGATCCTTTGGCCCATTTAAGAATAGGCTCTGGCAAAGGCAAACCTGCCTCAGCAGCAGCTAGTATTTCTGCACTATTTGCAAGGAATTGCTCTTCTTTTAGCTTTACACCGACTAGATCTGCAGCTACTTTAGAACCAGACATAGCAGCCACTTCTTTTTTCTTAGTGCGATTATCAACAATTGTATTATGCCTATTCCAGAATTCTTCTTCTGTTTTAGAACTAGCCAAGGCTTTAGCTTCTGTAGATGTTAGTTCTTGATCATCAGTATATGTTTTATAAACATCCAATGTAGATGCTTTATCAAGACCTGTATCTGTTTTAAAGGTCTTTATAGTCTCTGTCCATTCTTTTTGAGCAATTCTCTTCGGATCATTATCAATTTTAAGTTGTTCTACTGCTAAATCACCTTCAGTCTTTTTACCTTCAAGAGCTAAGTCAGCAGCCGCTTTTTTCTCAGCATCAGCTTCAGACCAACCTCGTTCAAGGTATTTAAGTTTTAGCTCACGCTTAGCATCACGTGTATCATCTTCAATAGCGTATTCGTTTTCAACCTCTTTAACACGTAAAGTTTTCTCTAGATCCATTTCACCTTTCATCCAGTCTTTAACTAAAGACGGATCCATCCTTATAGCCTCAGCAGCTGCCGGATTTGTATCTTCTATATTAGATGCAATACGTTCAGCCTGTTCAGCAAGCTTTTCTTGTTCTTTTCTAGCTGCGTCAGCTTCTCGTGCTGCTACTAAAGGAGATAGCATACGTGGATCGAAATGTCCATAATTGCTAAGAATACCACCTAATGTAGCTAAACGAACACCTAATGGAACTCCACCGTATTCACCAAATCCACCACTACCAGCAGTTCCTTGGTTAGGTTCTTGCGGTCCACCTGCAGGTTCTATGTTAACCATATCACGTAATTGATTACCAATACCAGTACCCCAGTCACGAATACTACTACCCCAACCAGAGCCACTAACAGTATTCCCTCCACTTTCATAGCTTGGCTGTGAAGGATTCATATTAGGTTGACGTAATGTAACACTCATATCATTGCCGGCACTCATTTCACCGCCGGCAGGTTCTATGACACTATTTGCAAGCTGATTAAGTATACCAGTACCCATTTTAGACTTGAGCATAGCAGCAGCAACATCAGGACTTATACCGTGTGCCATCGCATAGCGACGAATTCTATCGTCAAGTGATCCTGCTGATTGTGCCATATATCACCTACCAGGGAAGAACGGCACCAACGCCGCCCAGTATGCTACCAATTCCTGCAATAGTACTTGGATCGCTTGTTTGTTTACCATAACCCGACGGATTAAGGATAGCACCAAGGTAAGCAGACAACGAGCTTTCAGGTGCACCAGTATGACCTAAATATTGAGCATGTATAGCGTCGATTAACTGCTGCTGTTGCTGGGTTTTTAAAGCACCCATAGCCAATTGATTCTTTTGTAAAGAATCTCCCCAACCAAAACCCAAATTAGCTAGATTACCCATAGAATCTACACCAGTTTTAAGGAGATCTGATCCAACTCCTCCAAACAGCTGAGATAATTGACCAAGACCTTGTGCGCCAGTAGAAGCCATACCTGCTCTACGATCAGCATTGCCTGTGTCTGCAGTAAGTTTATTACCTATATCGAATTGACCCATAGTTTGAGCATTAGTAAAGTTTTTAGACCATAAATCAGCTAATGTTCTAGCTTTTGTATCCAGAAATTTACCCCCTAATACACCGCTTTGAAGGTGTTGACGATCACCGCCAAAGGCATTCTGCCTTTCAGCTTCATCATCAATACCTTGTCGTTGAATACCAAATTCAGTATTCAGATCTCGCATTGAAGTATCAATGACATTCTGGGTATAAGGATTCATATAAGGGGATAAATTCGTAGTAGACAACTGGCCAGCTGTTACATCAGGTACGCTAGTACTACCCATATTAGTAAACATGTCAGCAGCACCAGCACCATATTCACCAGCTTGTCCTAATGCAGCAGCACCTGCACCAGGCAGTTGGCTAGCTGTCCCTAGTGCAGAAGTATAAGCTCCCTGCACTTGCTGTGGAAGCGCCATACCGCCGCCGTAAGGATTTGCACCACCCATAGTAATCTCCTATAATCTGACTGGATTACCGCCAGCATAGCCTTCTCTAGAGCGATAATTACCTTTGCCACCATCCTGTGTCTGTGGACCACTACCTGTTGGAGCAAAAGTAACAAGTCTACCCTTTGCATCAATTTTCCATCTACCACCATTCGGTAAACGGCCACGCATACCTGGCACACGTTGTCCAGGAGGAGGCGGACTACTGCCAGGACCACCACCACCGCCACCCCCTCCACCACTGGGAGGAGGTGTAGGAGGAGGTGACGTGGGTGGTGTTACAGGAGGAGTTACTGGATCACCACCAAAACCTCCAGCTCCACCGCCAGGGAACCTGCCTGTAGTTGGATTAATGAAAAACGAATCAAGGTAATTGGCCAAACCTGGATAAGTTTCTCTCAATGCAGCTATAGAATCCTCAAATCCACCGAAACTACTATAGCCCTTAAGACCATTACCGTAATCTGTAGCTGGCATGATGCTAGCCGATGCATCTACAGGTGCTTGGCCAGGTGTCATAAAAGCAGCTGACCAATCGTTAGCTTGCTGCATAGCATTAACCATCTGCGGATCAAATGCTGCAACATCTGGCCCAATATAAGGCACATAGCCTTTTCTAGCTACTTTTTCACCAGTAGCCAAAGCCTTCTTTGCAGCATCTTCCCACCACTGCGGGGGCTTACTTGTAGTTTTACTGTCGTCAGCGCCACCCATTAGTGTATCTCCTTTTCCAAGTAGATAAAACGCTGTTTCCAGCCTCGTTTACCCATTATTTTTGCAAAACCTTTACGGCCAATAAATATAGCTTTTGTAGCACCTATAGTTTGGCCAAATTTGTATATGATAGGATCCAATTCATCGATCCCTTCTATAGAACCACCAGCAAATTGTATAAATAAATGTGTATCTCTTGAATGCTCAGTAACAGAGACTATAGCAAATGCTTTACCATTTTCAAATAGCAATTTCTTGCATTCAATACATTCTTTATATACATCATCAGTAGTCATATAATTATCAAACGTATCAAGGATACGATTAATATGCTTACGCCACCGATCAAATCGCGGGGTCATAGCTTGCACTATTTGATAATGTATATTCATATTCTAGAACTATCTTTATAATTAGGATTAGGTGTCATCTGTTCAAGCATCATTCTAGAATATGTTAAATCAAACACAACAGCTACTGTTTCAGTATGACCTACTCTAAGATCAATTACATCACCAGCAATCAAAGGAGCTATGAATATGCCCTCTGCATTCCATATTTGATCAAGTTCTCTTTGTACTGTGTTACGTAATACTTCAACTCCATTTTTGAATATACATACAGCTATATCCACTTTTTTAACTGCACCACCACCATTATGGAACATATGACTATAGAATCTATATGTACCACCAAAAGTTACTGTGAAGGTATTACCTGAAGTAGAAAATACATGAGATGAACTGTTCGTTATTACAGTATTAAAAGGCACCTTAGTTAAAACACTAGCTGCAGCACTCCATGCAGCATTCGTTCCATTCACTAGCATTAAAGGTACACCGGAGAAAGCAGGTAAGCCCTCATTATCGAGTTTAGTTTCCATATTCCGCCTAACCCATTCGCGGAAATTCTGTTCATTGCGACGGTCGTACTTCTCAATGGCAGTTGGAAGGACAAGCCTCATCGCGTACCACCCGGCCTGATACGTAGCCTTAATTTACCAAATTTCCAAGTAACATCACGATTTTGATTAACACGTACAACAGCCTGACGAGCTCGCATTCTGACAGTCGTATATCCTTTAGGATTAGTCAGCATAATTGGTCCAACTAATCTTTCTACAGCACCAGGTGCTTGCTTTAATTTAAAAGTTAATGTGAATGCAGCAGGATCACCAACGGAGAAGCCAGGACCTTCTTCACCAGCATCCTGATAAATACGATCAACCCACATAACTCGACCACCATCACCATCCTCTTCTGTAGATAATTCAAGAGCGCCTGTCTCAGCATAAATATCGTTATTACGGCTAACACCATCAGCAAGTGAACCATATTCGTGTTCATAAAGAGTAGTATTATTACAAGCTATGGGTCGTGATTGCCAGACTGGCGTACACCAAGCAGTTCTAGGAATTTGACCTTGTGTCCAATAAGGTTCTTGTGAATAAGACATTGCTACATAGTGATCAGGCGCTGAGCTATTTCTATTAGGATAAAAGATCCACAATTCTTGAGCAAATTCATTGATACCCATATGCACAAGATGCGATAAACTAAGATTAGAATTATAAAAAAGCTCAGTATGTAAAGTACATGGTACTTTTGTGACAACACCACCTGAATATGAAAATAGATTAGCATGATCCGCCCAAATGGCATCGCCTCTAATCGCAGCAACAGTGTTAAGCCCGATAATACCACCTTCATCAGAGATCTTACGACGACCATAATAGTTAGGTGGACCAACATATTCTACTAAATGAACATCACTATCAGTTATAACCAAAATACCAGACTGTACTTTACAAGCCGCAACGATTGCCCCATTTGATTTAAGATCAAATCCACCGGCAGAGTTATTTTCTGCAGCTATCCAAGTATTAATCTCTCGTCTTGAACACCACTTCACACGGCGCGGATTGTTCCTGCCGCCCATCACCATGACGTGTTCTTCTTCAGTCGCCAACACCAGGGTGTTATCGATAGGCGCCCCACTCACAGCTATAGCTGGCGCAGCCGGTGTCCGTGGGTCCCACTGAAACAAGCGGCCATCCTGTGAATGAACAGCCACCAGAAACATGCCGAAATTGTCCATCGACCACAGCGCCGTGCTGTCCATGACAACGCCGGAGCTAGAACCATCGATGCCCCACGGCCCAGTGCCCCAGCCTCTACGGCCCCAGCCAACTACCCCGCCAGGGTTCCAGTTCAAGGAAGTGGGTGTGATGGGGAACTTGGTGAAAACACCGTTGACATAATTGACACCTATCAATTTGTCTTCCGAACCAGCCGCCAACCAAGGTGCTTTAAGATTATCTCGCCAGGAGAACAGCTTTCTGACCGGCTTGTTTGTGAGCGGCAGAAAATCCAACAGGGTACGCCAACCACCGACCGGCACCATGACATTGTTGACCCAGCGAATCTGGTTCGCTTTATACCATTTCTTGCCAATTGCATATTGCGTACTATCTTGAAAAATCCCAGGAGGTAATTCAAG